GTTTTCAGTCGCGTATGCGATGCGCGCAAAAGCATCGGAATAGCCACGCAACGTGATGCGCTGAAGAACGAGGTATTCGGCAATCGACGCGTGCGTGGCGCCACCGCCAAGATTATTTTCCAAAAAGCGGCCGATATTGCGTCCCGTGCAGTCGGTGATCCGCAGTCCCTTGATCGGCATACGAACGCGGACAAAGCCATTGCCCGTGTTGTGCGCGTGGAAGTCGCTGAAATAGAGGTAGTTGGCACCGGAATTGAGGCGGAAAACCTCTGCCGAACTGCCGGGGTTGTCGATGGTCCACGGCTCAACACGCGTTCCCAGCACTTCCGCTTTCATGGGATTGCCGCTCGCATCGACACCGCGAATGCGAACTTCACGATCCGCTGATACGCCGCCCTTATCCAGCGTGAATGTGGTAGCCTTGACCTCGTAGGGGCCAAGGTCAGCTCTAATCCAGACTTCACCGGCTGGGTTCGTGGCGGCTGCTCGCGCAATCAAGCCGTTGACCGCGCCAAGGCCAGCCGATGCGTTCGACCAACTGGCTCCGTTCTTCGCGCCAGCGCCCGTAGGCGTCACGTAGAAGCGGGGGATTTTAGGCGCATAGTTGGGCATCCCTGCGACGGTTGCGTATCCAACGTGGCTCATCAGACTGCCGCCGTATCGCCGTCGAGAAAGACGGTGCTGGTAGTTTCAAATCCGATAGAGCCGCCCGCATATTGGCCCGCGCTGCCGTTATGGCCCTGCCGGTTATAGAGCGTCGCACCGCTGGGCATGATGAAGCGCAGGGGGCCGGAGCCAGTCTGCCGCCAGAACCAGATCGTGCCTTCGGGAGCAGAGGGAAGGCGAACCTCAGTCAGTGCCGTCGATGTGCCGGTGGAAATGCGAATGCGATTACCAGCCTGCGCCAGCGTCAGCGTATGCGGGCCAACGCCCGATAGGTTGATATTCTTAAGTTGGCTTGCGTCATAGACCGCGCGGGCGGGACTGGGGACGTTGACGGTCTGGCCCGCATTGTTGGTGATTGGAAACTTGCCGTCACCAGCAGTGCCGCCGTTGGCCGCTCCACCGAACCACGCTTGAAGCTGTTGGACGACAACACCCTGACGAGCGAGGTAGTCCGCAATCTGGTTTGCAATCTCTTCGTTTGTAAAACTCATCTAGTTCTCCCGGCGACCTCAATGGGTATCGCTTCTCGTTGGAGTAAAACTCAGTAGCCGTAAGCAATCCAATCGAAGCCATCGATCGTATTGCCATCTTCGTTAGCCTGCGCTTGAAACTGCTGATGGGCACGGTCGCGATTAGACGTAACCTGCATCCAGATATCTCGGTTGGTTTGGTTCGCCACGTTGATGTACGCGGTCGCTTGCGCGCTCATCAGTGCATTGGGAAATGGGATCGGAAACACGATATCGACACCGCGCTCACTCATATTTGTTGAGCGATACTGACCCCACTGCATGATAAAGCCGCCGGGCATCTTCTGGAACCCAGCAGCAGGATTGAGAAGCGAGTACTCGTTGGCAAATAGGGGCGTCAGCGATCCGTAGGTGATGTTCTCGACGATGACATTCTTGAGGTAGGTTTTGTCGCCTTGGATCAAGAACGGCACCACCGACTGCCCGTTCACATCGCTGACAACCTTAAACTCCGACGCGATGATGGTGAAGCTTGAACTTGTGCCGTTGTTGGTCGCGATGGTGCCGCTGACGAAGCCGTTTACGTCTAGGCCCAGAACTGCGCGGGCAGTACCGCCAGAAGGTCCAACGATGACTTCGTTTAGATTTTTGATGCTCGCCGTGTTTCCGCCGGACGTGGCCTCGATGGACGTGAATTTCTCGGCCAGCGATTGCGAGGGTGTTACCTTCGTTGCCTCCAAGTTCAACACGAACGCACTGCCATCGCCGTTCTTCGCGCCGATCAAAGCCAGTGTGGTCGCCAGTGCGGTGTTGTTCTCGGTCGTCTGCGTTTTTAGGTCGGTAATGACGGTGCCGATGGGCTGACCGTTCAGGGTCGTGCGTGCATCCAGAACCGATTGATAGTCTGCCTGTCGCAATGCGCCTTTGACGATGCTGTCGGTGTTGAGCGTGATGCTGGCTTTGGCTTCCGCTGCTGCCTTCGCGGCTGCATCCGATCCGCCCAGCGCCTTGTCGATATCGCTGATAACCTGCGTGACTGGACGATCACCAACGTAGCTGCCGATCGGAGCGCCAACCGTGGCATTATCGAAGGGTCGCGTACCGCTGGCATCGGTGACGTTCTCCCAGTCGGTGATCGTGATAACTTCGGCGGTGGCAACGCTGGCATTCACCCAGGGCGAATACACGGCGCTCGTCATGCGGAAGCGAGCGCGGACCTCAACGGTGATGCCGGGGGCGTTGGACGTGAATGTGAACGTGCCAATCTTGGGATCGAACAGTCCAGCTTGCTCGGACCACGCATCGGTTCCTGCGGGGCGGCTCTGAATTTGGATGCCGTTGACGCGACCGCTGTACTCGGGGGTCCACGTAACATGAACTTCCGAGACGTTGACGCCGTTGGCTCCGCTGTAACTGGCACTCGTCAGTCCGAGGTTTGCCGGGGTGATCGTCGTTGACGCGTCGTAGCCCTGCGGACGGATATTCGCCGGCAGCGGCTTTTCCTCACGGTCCCATGCGTAGATCGCTGGATTTTCCTCGCGGAGCGTCATCTGGAAAAATAGATCGTGGCTTTCGGCCTGCTCCATCACGCGGAAGGGTTTGTTGTTCCAACCCTCTGCTGGCAGCGAAAGCGTGATAACCGAGCCAATCTCAACGGCGAATGCCTTGGGGCCGAATGTCGCGGCGAACATGCCGGGGCAGAGATATTCCCTGAGCAGCATCTGTTTGGCGATGCGCTGACAGGTTTCCGCTCTCGAGACCGCGCCAAGGTCGATCGACATGGTACGGGGGATGCCGTCGGCCAGCGGTTCGCGCTCAATGGGATCGCCCCAATCGGTGAGCTGGTACAATTCCTCGGGATTAGCAAAGCGGCCACGAACGATGTTGAAACGCTCGCGCGATGCCGGTGCCGGGTTCCAGATATAGGGGCTGGAGCCGTTCGACGGTGCCACGAGATCATCAGCATCAAAGGCAATTTTGGGGCCTGCCGTATCGTCGTAGCCGCCCACAATGCAGTAGGTGCCGCCGCGATCTGTTAGCTTGCAAGAGCCCATTGCAGCCGTCAGGCCGTTGATCACCGTCTCGTGGCTGTCGGTGGTCGAGAAGATGCCGTCAGCGGTGTAACGCTGAACCGTGCCACCCCCCTGAACGGCAACGCGCTCTTCACAGAGGTTTGCGTAAGTGCGGAAATTATCGAAGTCGATGCGGTTGGCGGGAATGCCCATGCCCCACACGACCTTGCCGTTGATGCGCCAGCCGAGCAGATACGTCAGTAGTGCCAACGTGGGGTTGCGGCCAATCTCAACCGAGCCATCGCGAAACGCGTAGGTGTTTTGATCATTGACGCGATGCGCGCCAGAACCACCGCGCGTGCTATCGCGGCGAGGATCGTAAAGGGGGCAACCTTCAACAATCGCCGTAAGGCGCTGCGGAATGCCGCTTTCCCAGACTTCATCGTCCAGCTTCCAGAACGGAACGTAGTAGGCGCAGCCCGTGAATGTGCTGCTGCTGTTCCAGTAGCGACCCGAGCCAACCGAGAAGCCGTTACCCGGCTTGCCCTCAGTGACGACACGGAATGGATTATTAGGTGCGAAGCCGTTGCGCTTGGATACGAACGAGCCGTTCTGCCAAACCAGATCGTTTTCGACGTAGAACTGCTTGAGTGCATTGATACGGTGAGACGCCAAGGCGACGACCTGAACGTAGCCATCCTTCTTGGTGGACGGCAGATCGATGTCGCCTTCAAAGAACCGAACGTCAGCGCCGCCAGCAGTCGTGCCGAAAATGATCTTGCGCGAGGCGGTGGGGACAACGCTGGTGTTGAGCCGGTCCACCATGGACTGCGACATCGAGGGCGCTTTTCGGAAAAGCGTCGCGGCGGCGGTCAGGGCCATGCTGATGCCCATTCCGATCAGCGCCGACGAGATAGCGGTTGCCGCGACCGTGACGCCAAGGGAGCCAGCAACACTGGCCAGTACGGCTGCAATCTGCGGGGCGAAGACAACGACGGCGACGGCGATCGCTACGACAATGACCGTTTTGACGATCTTAGACATCAGCGCGCCTCCGCTTCGGAAGCCGCGAAGGGCAGGGTAAAGGCTTTCGTGCAGTCAGCGGTTGGGATTGCGACAAGGCCCTGCTGGCCGTGTTCTTCACCCACGAACCAAGAATGAAGGCCGACGCAGACGCCAAGCGTGGTGCGGTCCTTCATCACAATATCGCCGCGCTGCGCGAACACGGGATGCTTGGGGGAGCCTAGCCAGGCGGTTGCTGTTTTGAGGAGTGTGCCCGCGCCATGAGTGCGGAGGGCTTCCGCCGATCCACCGCGGTCACTGTAGGTGCGCCGGAATGCCTCGGCAGGATCGGTGCCCGTCATTGCCTTAATGGCATCGCACGCAAAGAGCGCGCAATCGTTGGAGCCCCACTCAAAGGGCTCCTCAGACTTTCGATCAATTAGTACGGCAAGGCGCTCTTCCCAATCGGGAGCGCGGATAATCTCGGATGTTTCCATCCGATACTTATCATCGTCGGGTCAGCTACTTTGCGGAGGGTGCTTTCTTGGGTATGGTGAAAACTGAACGCAAGCGGATTTCTTCCGCTGCAACAGAGGCAAAGTAAGGCTCTGGATTATTAGCTACGGCGTCAAGGGCTTGATTTACTGAATCCCAGAGAATGCGCTGAGCGCGAGGGGTATCTGCTATATCGCTCAGAATGGTAGTGCTGTACGCACTTTTACTTAGAACGCCATTCGAACGTCGATACAGTCGGACGGTAACCCACGCATATGATCGCTCCCTTAAAACTCCGCTCGAATTTGTGAAATCGACAGCCATGTCTGCTGCGCGAAGGCGACGGCACAATTTGTCATAGCCTGCGAACTTGAACCCCTCGTTTCTTAGGACTTCCGTCAGATCGCCATCGGGGGTGTATCTAATGATACATTCGTCTTCAGCGGCCTGCCGCTTGTCCTGTGCCTCAACCCGATTCACTTGTAGCATCGCACAGATGGCGGCGATCATGACCGCGAGACCACTTAAACGGCGTTCATGCGTTCTTATGCACGTCATTGATTTCCCCTTTTCGTACGCCGATTTTTACAAGCTGTTTCCCCAAAGGGAACCCGAAAGAAGGGTGTTCACCAAAGACGTTTTGATCCACCAATACGTCAAGTGATCGTTACAGGCGAACTCCCCACGGCGTTTCGACCTGACTGGCGAGACCAGCCGCCACACGTTCCCAACTGGTCGTGGGCACCTTCGACGGAGCAGGATCACCATTCGCGCAACTGACGGTGTAATCCTGCGAGGCATCTGCTGGATCAAAACGTCGCTGGTCGAGATAACTGGAACCGGTCGCCGCGCTGATAAGCGAGGCATGTCCCTCGATGGCCAGCGTGAAGGTGTGCGAAAGACCATCGTTGCTGATCTTCACGGTATCCATTGCGCCGCTACGAACACGACGGAATGCCCATGTCGCGGGAGCGCCGGGTACTGGTGACGCGATCATAATTGCACGCCACAAGGTAGCATTACGGCTCTGGTATTCGTCGGCATAAACGGATGCTGCGTTGATCGCCTGACTGGGTGCGCTGGGGATCGCCAGTGTGATTTCCAGAGGGTCGGATCCGCTCATTGAAAAGCTGTTGTCGCCGATATTCAGGACAACGCCATGAACCAGCGGTTCGAATTTCTTGCCGTTCAGGACACTGTCGGTGCTGCCCTGAACTTCAAGCGAATGCGAACCGGTCCAGACGTTGACCGTTTCGCTTTTGAATTCCAACGACGCCATGATTGCCGTTGTGATGCCCGCAGCTTCGAGGGCTGCGAGAAGTGCCGTGTCTGTGCCAAAGCGCATTAGATTGCCTCCTTCGCCACGACGGAGGGGAATGTGGGAAGCCCGTCGATATCGAGATCGAATGAGGGCGTCTCCGCGCTGACCAGTCGGAATACGCCGCTTGGCGTTGCCAGATTGATCGCTGCGCCAGCCGCATAGTTGGAGCGCAACATGGGCTGAAACTCGACAAGGACCTGTCCGTTCGCGTCGGCAAGCGCCGGAACAGCGGTGATCCTGAGCAACTGGTTTCCAAGCTGGAAGAACTGCCCCACGGATAGCTCACTGGTCGCGTTGGAAGCCCATCCTGATAGCCTGACGTTTGTGGAGTAGCTGTAAGCGGCTGAGGTAAGGGACCGGCCTGTGAGGACGCTCCTAGTAGCAGCACGCGGATAATACCGGAACGTGCCGACTTGACCCTGCAAGCTATCAAGCCAGCCCTGCAAAACCTGCGCGCGGGCGAGGCTCATTCGCGGCCAAGTGAAATCCAAGTTCCACTGCGAGGCAGTGTTGACGACCTGAATGGCGAGGGTGTGGGGGCTCTCCATCGCCGCTTGGCGATTGTTGAGTTGCAGCTTTTCGCGTGCGGGCGCTTTTGCGGGGAAGGGTAGTGGATACGTCGGCATATGATACTTATGCCGTTTAGGCGAATGGCCGCTTTTGGTCGAAAGCGGTCGGGCGGCCCGTCGGCAAAGAGCCCCGAAAGAGGCGCGGCTAACACTCCGACGATTACCAGCCAGTTACGGCTGTGACGACCTTACCGCCAACCGAAGGTATTGGACCGGACGCGTAGCCAGCGTATTCCCGCTTCGGCGTTATGACGGCGAGACCCGTACTCCAGCCATTAAGCGGAGGAGGGCCATTCTCCGCAGTCATGAATGGTTGAGTATAAAGGCAACTGTCCGCGACAAGGGCATCAAGGCCTTTCCCCGCATCTTTTGTCAGGACGCTACGTGTGACGGGTTCAACGTCAGGTGGTATTTCTGGAAACTCGTAGGTTGTTCTGCCGACGCGATCCACCGTCCAGAGGCCCCGCTTATCTCGGGTCGCCACATAACTAAGATTTGTAAACGTGTGATGCCCCGAACTTAGCATAATCAGAATCATCGTCTTCGCGATGGGCAAATTGACATTTGCTAAAGCTCGCAGCTTTGCGTGTTCTTCACGGGCCATAGCAACCCGCTGTTCCGTGGTGAAAGTTACACGACTTTTATAAGGAGTAAGGGCGGCGCATACTATGCTAGAGCCAATAACAGCTTGTGATGAGCTGGCTGGGCTAACGGTAGGCGGTATCGCCATCCCGAAGCAAGCTATGAACACGACTTTTCGCATTGACAGAGTGTCCGTTGTTGATGGTCTGAACGCAAGGCCCAAACGTTCGCAAGGTGGCGTAAGCGGACATAACGCACAATCGACGACTTTTAGACCCTTGGACGTTGCAGCTTGCTCAGCGTGTGGTTGGCCGCGTTCTGATTGATCATGGGCATCATCTCCGCGATTGCCTGCATGGCCATTGCCTTTACGGCCGCTGGATCGTTGCTGGTGATCGCACCAAACGTCACGTTCATGGACGGCGAATTACCACCGCGCACATTGTCCAACTTGTGATTGGGGGTGACGTGGAAGGGGCCGCCAACTTCGATATGTTCAGGGCCATGTTCACCGACGAGATATCGACCGCGATTGCCCATGCCGCCGTTGGCTTTGCCGGTGACGCCCTTGTTGCCGCCAAGCGCGCCTGTAATTCCCGACACAAGCGAACCAAACAGGCCACCACCGCCACCGCCACCGGATGCACCGAACAGCAGGTTGCCCAGCGGCTTGATAAGCATCTGCTGCAATGCGATTTTCAGCAGTCCGTCGATTACCGCGTCGGCCATGTTACCAAACGCATCACCGAGCGAACCAACGCCCTTGATCGCGTCAAGCAATCCGCTCTGTAGGCTTTCCAGCCCCTGCACCTGAACGTTCTCAAGGCTCTCGTTGATTTCGTTGGCCGTGCGGGGGATGGCATCGAGGTAGTTTGCCATCGGTCCCATCGTCTGACGGTCAACCGACTTCTGTTCCCGATCACGTAGAAGGGGGAGGAGGGCGAGACGACGACGCGCAATTTCCTTCTCGGCTTCCGTGCTGTCGCGGCTGGCCACGATGGCATCAAGGGCCAACTTTTCCTGCTGCATACGAAGATCGAGCAGGCGGCTTTCCGTTGCACGACGATCCTTCGCGGTTCGCGCCATATTGGAGTCGAGTTGAAGCAGCTCTTCGGCGTTTGCGATGCTCGCGCTTTTTAGCTTCAACTCCTCCTGCTGAGTGAATTCCGCTTCTTGGAGGTTGATTGCCTGTCGCTTGTTGGCGGTGATGCGCTCCTCAATGGCCTTGAGTTCTTCGACCTGGGCCTGGGTATACCGCTTGCTGCCCTTGAGCCCGTCCTTGTCGATCTGGTCCATGCGCGATTTACGGTCTTGCTCAAGCGACTGGCGCTCAAACTCAAATCGCTGGGTGGCGGTGCTAGCCAGAGCGGCGGCGCTGTCCAGTTCCTCGCGTTGGCTGCGGTTCTTATCGCTGGTGAAGGCTTCTAGGTCCTTGCGGTCCTTTTCGGCCTGACGTTCTGCTTCCTGCTGGGCCTTCTCGGCTGCGCTCTTCCCCGAACCGCCTTTGCCCTTGCCCTTACCGGCTGGTGGCTTGAGCGTGCTGCGACCGGTGCCACGAACGACAGTCCGACCCGCTGCAACATCGGCCTGAACGCCGCGACTGGTAGCGATAAGCTGCTCGTCAGTCTGACCCTTGCCAGAAAACGTCTTGTACTTGTCGCCGCCATTCATCCGAATGCCACGGATCAAACGGTTGCGAAGTGCCCCACGACGGGCTTTCTGGTATCCCTTGTCATAGTCGCCACCCATGTTCCAATCAGCGATAAGCGGCTTTTCTTCGAAGTGCTGCCCACCGCCAGCGCGGTCGATGGCCTTATTCAGAACGCGCTTGGTGCCGTTCTCGATCTTGGTGCCCCAATTATCCATTGCGGCGTAGGCGTTATGCACCTTGTCTATAAAGCGAAGCAGGTTGCCGAGCGTTTCCCGTGTATAATCTGCATCCTTGCGGATCAGATCGAACACCGTTGCGGCGCCGTCACCCATTGGATTGAACGCATCATGGAGACCGGCGAACTGCGCGCGGATTTCAATGCCGGCATTTTCCGCCTCACGGGCGAGAACGTCCATTGCATCGGAGCCTTCGCCCATCGCATCGACGAGACCCTCGCTGATGCCAGCGCCACGGTCGAACGCACCAACGAGAGCCGTTAGGCCGTTCTCGATGAGTGTCTTGCTCTCTTCCCAAGTCTTTGGAAGTTCCTTGAATTCCGCATCGATCTGCGTGGTCATTTTCTTGTTCGTCAGCGCATCGTAGAGCATCTGACTGGTCAGCTTGCCGTCTTCGGCCATCTTTTTCAGTTCGCCGCGAGTGACGCCGAGACTTTCCGTGAACAAGCGCGTGAGACGCGGGCTGGCGTCCATGATGGCGCCAAGCTCTTCCCACTGTACGTTGGTGCCCGAAAGTGCCTGACCCATCTGCAACGTGGCGGACATCTGCGAGGCGGTATCTGCACCGCTGACCTTCATGGCCTTGCTGAATGTCTCGACCGCGCGAGCGTTATCAAGCTGGCTTTTGCCCAACTCCTTCGTGGTGGGCATGAACTTGGCATACAGATCGCTGATGCCGCTGATGCTGCTGCGCGTTTCGGTCGCGATCTTCGTGACATCGCGCATTGCCGTGCCCTGATTACCAAACTGCGCGGTAGCCAGCTTCATCTGCGCTTCCATCTTTTTGGAAGCGTCCGCCATTGCTAGGTATTTTTGCGCGCCGTCGATTGCCTTGTCGGCAACAAAGGCAGCAGCGAAACCCTTAATGGCAATGGACGCGCGGTTCATGCCAGTTTCGATTGCGCTGCTGGCGCGGTTAGTAGCCTTGGTTGCGCGCTCCAGTCCGCTGATAAAAGCGGCGCTGTTCAGGCTCATACTGGCGTAAAGTGATGCAATCTGTTGAGCCATTGGTACTCCCGCGCTCTAAGTGTCGATTACTTAGCTGCGGGCACTGACTGGCCGCGGGGACCTCGCTTTATGCCTTTGTCCTTCCGGGTTTTTCGTGTCTTATTCGGCGGTGAGGGAAGAGCAGCCACTTTCTCAACGGCTTCCACCTTAATCGTTCTACCAAGGAAGAAGTCGATGATGCTGTCATCCAACTGCTCTGGGGTTGGATCGGCTTTGACGCGGCCCTCGGGGTCACGGTCGATGAAAAGGGGGATTTTGGCGTTTGCCTTGCTGTTGATGGCGTAGAGGAGGTTTAGGCCGAGTTCTGCGCGATGATCTTCGGCCGGACAGCCCCACGGCTCCAATTGCCAGAATGCCATCCAGCCAACCATTTCGTCGGCATCAACATGCTCAATTTCCGAAAGTGTTTTTCCCAGACCCATCGCCAAGCGGAATTGAAAACGACGATAGGGGTCAGTTCTCAGCCTTTTTTTTCGGACTCCACGAGTTTGCCCATCGACTTGTCGTAATTGTTGATCTCGATGCAGGCCTCATAGATGCGGACCACCGCGTTCTGCGACCATTCGTTGAACAGAGGCATGTCAGCCTCAACGAACAGCGTCTTGCCGTGTTCGTCCACAAGGCTGTGAATGATGGTGAGAATACCAATATCGAGACCGACTGGCTTCTCGACGCCCTGGCGATCCGCTTCCGGCAAAAACTGGTCGTCCTCGTAATCAAGGTGCGCTTGCTGGTTTTGGCGGATGCGCTCCAGATAGGCAGCGCGAGTGTTCACGCTCATCTGCTGGACGCGAACCGCGACGCCTTCGCCCATCTCTGGAACGGCAACGTCGCGGTGCGGCAGCTTAGCCGATAGCAATGCGGAACGACTGAGCAGCGTTACCATTAGGCAGCAGCCGTTTCAGCCATTGCGCCGGTCACTTCCAGATTGCTGGAAACCTTCACAACGTCGTCCTGCTCTGCGCCACGCTCAAACGTTAGAACAAAAGCGGTGAAGTCGAACTTGGTGCCGTTTGCGAGGGTGATGCGGAACTTGGTAGCTGCGCGGGTATTGCGCGCGGTACGCATTGCAAGCTGACCGGCATCCGCTGCGATAAAGATCAGGCCGACGGAAACCTGGCCCTCGTCGGGAAGGCCCATTGCCTTTTCCTTAGCCGCGCTATCAAAGTCCGTGGTGTCGATCACGGCAGCAGAACCGCCGCCCATGCCGCTGAAGCTGGTGAAGCCCTTTACCTGAATGTAGGTAGAGCCAGTGTTGTTGATTTCGAGCTTGGTGCCCGCTGTATTGATTCCGTTTGCGGCCATTTTTGGCTCCTTCTTATTGGACTCAGCCCAACAAGCGGGCCTCGCCATTACTTATTCAGGCACTCATTCAGAGTGCGCGATCTTGAACTCCATCATGATACGAGTGCGTCCCTGCGTGGTTACAAGGTCGCTCATGTCTTGCTCTGCTACGAGCGCAATCTCCTGCACTTCCTTGTCGCGGTATCCATCGACTTTGCCGCGGATGCTGTTGGCAAGTGCGCGGGCGGTGTCGAAATCGTCCGCATAGGCATCAACACGGAACGTGGGCATTGCCATGCCGGTCGATCCGTCGAAGTCTCGCAGTCGGGGAGTGCTGACCCGCGTATAAACGATGAAGGGGGTCTTGGCCGTTTGTGGTGCCACGACCGGATAGGTTCGCGGACATGCCAAAGAGAGCAATCGGGTAAGTGTGGACTCGATCATTTGCGAGCCTTTCTGGCCGCTTTGTCGATGGCCTTTCCAAGTTCAGTTCTGAGTGCGTCCACCAGCTTTCCGGCGATCTGATCGACGGCTGGCTTGAACCATGGGCGCGCGGGTTCGTGTTCGGTGCCAAACTCGGAGAAACGCCCCCAAAAGGCACTGCCAGTCGTCACCACGTAGCGGATGGTGTGCGACTTCCTGCTGCGCTGCTTCCGGCTTTTGATGTTCTCGTGCAGACGGCCGTAATCGCCCGTGCCCTGCGAGCCATCCTTGTTCCGCCAAGTGCGTTTGGTCGGCTGATCGCCACGCGGAGCAGCTTTCTTGACCGCATCGCGCATGACGTTGGTGGCTTTTCGTGTTCCCTCGGCACCGGCCTTAGTCGCAACCTCTGGTCCTAGCTTTTTGAGCGCGGCTTCCAATTCCTTGAAGCCGTCCATGGAGAAGTTCTGACGGTTGGCCATCAGAGTGCTTTCACGAGAAGCCGTAGGCCCTCATGCAGTCCGATTTCCTCGACGGCGATTACGCTGTACCGGCGCTTTTCACAGACAACCTCAAATCGCTCCGTGATGCCCTGGCGGTAACGGATGACGAATTTGGCTTCGGCAACGCTGGTGAGCCCGGAAGTGCGCTCGATCTCGCGAAGTGACAGGTTTTCCTGCGCGGCCCAGACAGTTCCAGACGTGCGCCAGCCGGTCTTTTCCATGCCCGTGTCACTTCGCAGCGTTACGGGCGCATAGAGCGTCAAACGGCGGTTCAAATTGCCTGCCGCAATCATAGAAACGTCACACGATGGGGACTGAGAAGGCGATAAAACGTCTTTTCGCCAACTGTCTGACCTTCGCGGTTGGCGTAGAGATCCGCGACGAACACGGCGATTGCCTGCTTGATGCCGGGAGGGCAGGTCAGCGGATCAAGAAACAGGCCGGTAAAAGAGGAGGCCGCATCTTGTGCAGCGAGGATTAGAAGATCGATCGTGGCGTCGTCTGCATCGTCATCGATGCGGCACCATTCTTTGACTTCCTGCGATGTGATGACGGATGAGTTTTCCATCCTATACTTAGCTGCAGGCGACATCGTCGGGGGAGAGATGGAATGTTTCGAAAAAAGACGGTTTTCGTAGTCGGCGCAGGCGCAAGCTGTGAATTAGGATTACCTAGTGGTGACACGCTTATGGACTCGATCGCGCAGCATCTCGCACCAAACACGAGTCCTCACGGTTTCAGTCACGATGGTATCCTCGTGCCACTAATAAGCCGCATACAGAAGCATCACGGGATCCACTGGGCTGCGCCTATGCAGCGCTATCGCGACAAGGCAATCCAGATGCGTAAGGCGCTTCCCTATGCTCGTTCCATCGATACCTACCTCGAATCTCAGCGCGACGACCCCGAGCTAGTTTATCTAGGCAAGCTCGCCATAGCTCAGGCCATTCTTCAAGCTGAACAGGGGAGCCACCTGAGCCTGCTACAAGGGGATGACGGCGTTCAGAATTTGAGAAAGACATGGTACCCTGCGCTTGGAAGAATACTCACAGCTGGACATCACAGAGGTAGCATCGCCAACCTATTTGGCAACGTGTCATTTATCGTCTTTAATTACGATCGATGCTTAGAACTGTTCTTACTTCGCATGATACGCGACTACTTTGGAATAAAAGACGAGGCTGCAAAAGTCTTGTCGTCAGCCACGATCGTCCACGCGTATGGTCAAGTGGGCAGCCTTATCCCTGACGAAAAGTACGTTCCCTTCGGAGGTTCCGGCGATGTCAACCTAAATGTGGTTGCAGAGGGTATCAAGACGTACACCGAGTCTGCGGATGCCGGGACTACAGAAAGGATACGAACTCTCGTAGAGGATGCTAACACGATCGTCTTTATGGGCTTCGGGTATCTTGCGCAAAATCTACAGCTTCTCAGTCCCGAGCGAGGGTCAAGGGTCAAGCAGGTGATTGCAACTGCTTACAACATGTCGCCTCAAGACCGCGAGGCAGTAAGCGGAAAGCTTCTTGGTGAATTTGGCCAGATTGAGCGATATCGCTCTGCAGAGGGGCTGGTTGACGGAGGGAGGAGGCAAAGCTTCCAAACCATTTTTGAGTTAGGTACATGTCGGGACCTAATGAACAACAATATATTTTCACTAGCCGATCAATAGCCCAGATATGGAAAGAGCGGGCGTTTCCGCCCGCTCTTCCTGTAGTTTGGCTTACGAAGCTGCGACCTTGAGCACGACGAACGCCTTGGGGTCCTGAACCATGCCACCGACGCGCTTGGTCGCGTAGAAGTGGACGAATGGCTTGTGCGTGTATGGATCGCGCAGGGTGCGGATACCAATACGGTCAGCGATCATGTAGCCCTGACGCAAGTTCGCGAAGAACATTGGAAACGCGCCTGCTGCTACGGCTGGCATGTCCTCAAGTTCAACCTGCTCGTAGCCACCCAGCGTTGCTGGGGTGCCTGCCACAAGACCGGGCTGCCAGATGTAGTTGCCCTGACCGTCCTTGAGCTTGCGAAGCCCGGCAGTGGTTGCCCCGTTTCCGTAGAAAGCTGCGCCCGAGCGATAAGCTGCCGACATCTTGTAGATCATGTCCACGATAACGTCGGGGTTGCTGATTGCTGCTGCTGCGCCGCTTGCGACGGTTGGAAGACCAGCGGTTGCGAGAATGCCCATCGGCTTGTTGATGCCGTTGCCGGTCACGAAAGCCTTGTTCTCTTCGATGGCGAACTCTTCGCTGATGTTCTGGTTGAGCCAGCCCTCAAGATCGAAGAACGCGTCGTCCAAAGCGCGCTGCGAAGCGGCTGGGTTTGCGTAGATTTCGCCCATTGGGACCTTGGTCTCGGACAGCGTGGGAGTTGCAGTCTCAGGACGTGCATCCGTCTCACCAACCCAGCCGGTCTGTAGGCCGCGGAGGTTCTTGAGGTAGCGATAGTCGTCGCTGGAAACCTGAATCACGGTCGAACGCGAACGGATTGGGCTGAGGGTGCGCAGGTCGTCGCGAATGCCGGTTTCCCAAGTCTCAGGGACAAGGAAGCCGCCGCTTGCGTCGCCGTTGTTCAGCGTAATCGCCTTCTTCTCAAGCGACTCTAGGTCGCCCTCGATGCCCTTACGTGCCCACTTTTCGAATGCGCCCGTATGTGCCTCGCCATCGACGCCGCGGTCGGATGCGCCAACGCGGTTGGACTTAACGGCAACGTCAGTTACCTGTGCCTGGAGAGCCGACAGGTCGCTGTTGATGCGGCCAAGCTTCTCTTCAACCAGAACGTCGACTGCGCCCTTTACTTCTGCCTTGATGCGGCTGTCGTTGGTGCTCTTAAACTCCTCGAAAGCACTACCGAGGTTGTTGATAGTATCGTTGATGTCGGCCATTATGGGCTCCTTCATCGTGATTGTTGTTACGCAACCTCCACTCCAGAATCCCTCCGTGCCTAGTTTGCAGTTTTACTTATCGGTTGGCGTCAGTTCAGTTTGAACTTGGACATCAGGTTGGCCAGCGCAGCTTCCGTCTCGGCCTTTGCCTCAAGTTCCAGCTTGCTTTCGAATTGGCTGGCAACGGCGATGCTCTCGCTCTTCGACAGTCCGCATTCGCGTAGGAGCGCTTCAAGATCGCGAACGCTCATTTCCTCGCCCATCGTCTTAACGGCTTGAACGCGAGCCTTTTGGTTCGCCGGAAGTGTCACGACGCTGACTTCGATCAAATCCACCGCCTTGAGTGTGCGGCGTGGCTCATCGGGCTTGCTACGTGTGGCGAATTCAATGGGTCGGAAGCCGATCGACAAGCCGTTGATGGCGCCAGCCTTGAGCGCCGTGTAGGTGTCGCGACCCATCTGCGTGTCCAGCAGTTCGCCATGCACCTTCAAACCGTGGCCATCTTCCGCCATATCCGTCCAGCGACCGATTGGCAGAGAGCCAAACGCATCGTGGTTTAGAAACATGAGGGGCTGACTTCCCTCGCTGTAATGGGTGGCGAGGCTTTTTGCGAAAGCGCCGGGAGCAATTACGTCACCGTAGCTGTCCACGTTTCCAAAGACAGCGCCGTAGCCCGAAAAGCTCATCTTTCCATCGGCATCGTCAATGCTGTCAAACTTGCACTCGAGGCGGCTAACCGCCATTTGTTCGATGTTGCGGCTCACTTAACTACCTCTTCTGTTTCAGAATTATTGGGCGTTGCTCCCGTGATTGGCTGGTTGCCGAATAGGTTTGCGGCTCCCCGCAGCTTGTCGGCCTCGGGGTCATCGCTGAGGGGAAGGTCTTCCTTGGCGCGCACCTCGTTGGGCGACATCACACCAAGCGTGACCATCGTATTGTAATAGGCTCCGCGCTCGGCGGTGCTGCCGCGCAACAGCGCGTTGGCGTTCAGCTTAATGGTGTAACCGGCTTCCAATTCCGCACGGGTCAGAAGGCTGGTTTCGGCGCTCTGCTCAAAGCGTTCGTACCAAGGCATCAGCGTGTGAGTGAGATGCGCCAAAAATAGCTGCTCAACGGATGCGTAGCTGGTTGCGCCGGTCTGCATGACCATGATCGGTAGGACGCGGAAGAAGCGGCAAATCTCTTCGATGAGGAATTTGCGGTTCTCGATCCACTGCGCTTCGTTTGCCGTGCCGCTGACGGTGGTAAAATCTAGATCGTAGGGCAGCATCACGGTCTTGTGGGCATTGTCAGGGCCGCGATGTTGCGCCTGCCACAAGGTCATAATGTCGGTACGTTGCGCGGGCGTGAGGGCCTGCGCTCCCGGCTTTGTGGTCAGGATTCCGCCCGGTCGCGCGCCGTTCTCGAATAGTTTGGTGCCGTATTTCTCTGTGGCCTGCGCCAGTCCGATCGTCTTTGCTGCGAGGTGGATTGCGTCATTGCCGCGAACCCCGTCCCAGCTTGGGCCTTTGACGTGCCACATATCGGAGGCAGGAATTTCCCGCTCCCGACCATCGATCTTCACCTTGTAAACCAACTCCATATCGCTGTTTTGACTGACAGAAATGGTGTTGGGCTTGAAAGCGTAAAGCTCTTTGATCTCACCACGAACGCGGTTGATATAAACGAACGCATTGTGATCGAACGCGAGATGGAGTCCCATCTGTTCGCGCAGTTCAAAGCTGGTCTGCCAATCGTTAGGCTTGTGCTTGAGAAGCCAGAAAAGCGGATGATCACGAGCCTCGACCAGCGATCCCTTCTTGTCCTCCTTCATCAAGCGGCATGGAACTTGAGCCAGTCCCTCTGCGATGACGCGGGCACAACAAAGAGCAGCACTTACTTGAAGCGCGGTCGTTTGATTTACGGTGTCGGTTGTCCATCCGGCATTCGCGGCCAAGTCAGCGCGAACTTCCGCTGGCGTTGCAATCGCGGTGACAATGGGCACCGATACGATAGGAGCGGCTTTAGTTTCCGGTCCAAGAAAGAAGTCTGCGAGTTTTCCCATCTTCTACTTAGCATTTTGGGAAACTCAGGTCAGTCGAGCACCATCATCCACACTTCCGCTGGTGTAACCTCCGCGCCAGCAAGGCCGAGGGCCATCATCATCGCTACGAAACCGTCGATCTTTGCGTGATCGAGACGCGCGGGCTTTACGGGTTTGATGAACTCGCCGTGCTGTTTGGCGACCACGTTGCCGGTCATCCATCGCATCATGCGGTTCCCGTTATGCTTGAGGTGCCCCAGGGCGATCAGTTTCTCGAAACGGCTCATCGGCGGGTGCATGTTGGGGAAGTTCTGGGGGTATGTACGGACCGGCAATCCGCTTTCGCCAAGGCGCTGCGCCATCATCGCTGCCTGCCACTGGTCAAACGCAATGCCCTGCAAGTTGAACAAGCCGTCCAACTCCCGCAGCTTGGCCTCCACGGCGGCAAAATCGGTCTCATCGTCTTCCGTTAGGATCAAGTCGCCGCTTGCCGCCCATTCACGGTATGAACCGGCGTTCTTGGGCTGGCGCTGAATTGCCATCTCAGGGAGGAAAAGGAACGGATAGAAATGCCGCTCTGGCTCTCCATTGGCGGGCACCTCGACCAGCAGGCCAATCGCCGTCACGTCCAATACGCGGCTGATGTCGCAACCAATATGCGCCCTGTAGCCTTTGCCCGCGACCTCATCGAAGGGCAGGGCGGTGTTGTGAGTGTCCCAATCCCGCATGTTGACCCAAGCGGTGCTGCTCGACTGCCATACGTTCAGGTGCTTCGTCAGTAGACCGGGCTTTTGGCTCGGCACGTCCAAGGCTGTCTGGTGGTATTCCTTTAGGCGCGCTTCCGAGAAGCTTACACCAACGTTGGGGTTGGCCTTCTTCCAGACCTCAAAATCCCGCCAGTCGTCGTCTTTGTCGATTGTGTAGATGGCCGAGAAACGGCGGGCATCCGTCAACTCACCGGCTAGAACCTGCTCGCACTGCGCTTGCAGGAGGCGACAATCGCCAGCCTCGTTGAAGCCCGCTGTCGTGATGGTGATGAGCAGCGGCTGGGTACGGGCACCCATACCGGTTTGCATTGTCTCGCGCTGCTTGGAGAAGTTGTGGTTTTCGTGCGCCTCATCAAGAATGGCGAGGTGCGGGTTCGATCCGTCGGGCGGATCACCGATCATGCGCTCTAGGAATGAGCCGTCCCGTGTCTCGATCTTCTGCTTAGTGACGGCGACGCCGTAATGCGTGACAAAGCCCGTAGAGCGGAGAGCCATGTCGCGGCACGGCTCAAAACAGTAGCTGGCCTGGTTGCGGTTCGACGCGCCGATATAAACCTGCGCTCGCGCCTCGTAATCGGCCACCAGCATGTAGAGCGCGATCACGGCGGCAAAGGTCGATTTGCCGTTCTTACGCGGAATTTCGATAAAGGCTTCGCGGTGTTTGCGGAAGCCATCGCAGTCCACGAGGCCGAACAGGGCAGCGAGAATCCAAACCTGCCACGGCTCCAAGCGGAGCGTCAGCTTCTTCGCCGCCAGTGGGCCTTCCAAGTAGGGGAATGTCTCAGCGAATAGGCAGACCCGTTCCACCTTGGCAGCGTTCAGCGTCCATGTGTCGCTCTCCACATCTGTGAGAAAGAACTGGCAGCTCGTCTGAATTTGCCAGCAAGCCGGGATCTCACCGGCAACAATCTGCTCCGCGTATCGCACCGCTACATCGGCAAAGTGGCTTTTGCCCTTTCGCACGGTCAGGCGTCCGGCAGAGCGCCGTAGGGATTGGCTGCTGCCTCTAGCGGGTTGGCGTTGGTGCCGTTGGTGGTGCGGCCCGATAGTCCGCCGATGCCCAGCAATTCCGCCAGCTTTCGCTTCTCACTGAGGAAAGCGGCACGGGGAACTTCGCCGGACGAGAAGATGGAGCGGCATTGCGCTTCGATGCTGCAATAGGTCGCAAAGATCGTGGAGTGGCTGGCGTTGATGCCATTGGCGACAACGAACTCGATCTCTTCAAACCACACGTCCTGCGCGCCTGCCGTCAGGTAATCGGGCATCACGGGCTTGCTGGACGGGCCAGCGTCATGGGCTTTCTTGGGTTTTGGTCCTCTTTTCACCCAATACTTAGTTCAAGGTTATCTACTGAAATTCCGTAGTGCTCTCCCGCTCCAGTGACTTTAGCTCGTGGGCTATGATACGCCCGCACAACTTTACTCCCTCGTTTACAACACGAGCCTCTTCGCGATCGGCCCGGTGTTTTCCCGAATGGACGATCGAAGATCGGAGTTTGTATATTTCAACGAAGGCTTTTTGGATATCATCGCGCTCTTGACCGGTCTTGCCGAGCATATATGCGCAGCGATTTCCAAGTAGTTTAGTGAGGCCGACACCGTCAGCAGTTTCACGATCACCCAGAATGACTTCGATTGCGATCGTCGACTCAAGCAGCTTATCGAGAGGGCGCTGAGAAAACTTAGCTCGAAAATACCAAATGCATGCGGTGAATAAACGTTTTTGAGCGGTCTCGTCTTTGTATATATGGCTTATGCGGCGCAAGGCCATTCTCATATTTGGTAGAGCCAGCCCGCCGGTAGTAACAGATTTACACGAAAGATACGACTTATTCGACCAGAGATCGGCCTCCAATTCTTTGAAAGTAATGATTGGTCGTTTGTCGCCATCTTCTCGGTGGATTACGATGACAGGTTCAGATTCCTCATGAACATACTCGTACTCGAAAATATTAAGGGAAAGTCCAGCGCCATAGAATGCCCGTAGACTATCCTCCATTTCCCGAGCAAGAAGCGACGTCCCCGCTGCCCCACTATAGCCAATAGCGGTCTGTGTTAGATATAAACGTCCGTCTTGTATTTCGGTGTCATATCCATCCTGATCCCAGAGTTCATTCCAGAGTGTCGCATTGAACACCACGTTGTCTGATGTCATTGGGAGTGGATCGGGCAATTTAGAAGCCGAGCATAAATTCGCGTTTGGGCTTAAATCGAAGTAATCTATGAGCGAGAGTATGCCAGTAGATACAGACCGCGGCAGTCCAACGGTTACTCGGTATCGGTATGGCAATCCGTCAAGCACGGATACGATATCCTGCGCTACTGCAGCGGTGTCGCTGAATTCAGGATAAGAGGTAAGCGGCTTGTCTTTAGAATTTGCGTTAAAAGCGCGGGATGAGAGCAACTTACGCCTGAGCTCATTTTCAATAAAAGTGCGAAAGCCAACCCCGCCGCAAAATCGGACGCATTTGCGTGAAACGTCGTCAGGTAGCCACTTTTCCGTCTCAGCCACCCACGTTAGGGAATCGGACTTTAAATGGGTGTCGCCGTGAACCATTACCGCCCTCAAGCCCCGTGCAATTTCGACGACCAAGCGATTTTGAATATCAGTCTTCACGCAATCCCCTGTTTCTGGGTGACATGCCGTGCTCCTTCGGTGCGTGAAAGCGGTAAAATCGCCTCCTAATAAAATATGCAGGTATTTTATCTCAGGGGCGAGCAAATCTGAGGGGGTGGCTGTTACCCAGGACGGCAGACTCTCAGATTTTGACTGCCCCCTCGTTTTTCTAAATCGGCCGCACAAAGCTGGCCTCCAACGTGAGGCCAGCTCTGCCTTACTCGGCTTTGGGTTCGCTCTTGCGTTTTGCAGTGCCAGACGTTGCTACCTTGGTTCCCTTCTTCGTCGTGCTGCCAAGGCCGATCTTGTGCGCCATTGCGCGACGGGCTTCCGAATAGTTTGAAGCCACCATTGGGTACTCGGCCTTCAACCCATAACGTCGACGATACTCATCGGGGTTCATACCATGCGTCGACAGATGACGGCGTAGCGTCTTGTACTTTTTGCCGTCGATCAGTGAGATGATGTAATCGGGATCTGCCAGTGACTTTCGCACCGTTACCGCAGGGGTGTAGTCGGTCGGTTCGGCATCTTCAGCCGATGGACTCTGGGATGTGCCCATCAACGATTGTACGCTGGAGTACATTTTATCGAGAAAAGCCGGTACCTCGGCCGCTGTTGTGCGGGTGTTTGGGTTGGCCAGCCAAGCGATCGTCAACTCGGTTGCGAGTTCGATTGCGTCTGTTTCATTGATTTGATCGGTCATTGGTTGCTCCCATGGCGTCACTTCGATTTAGTAAGAAAGTGACAGAGGGGCAACCGCTCGGACGCAAGATATATTGGGCTCACGCGAAACTTAACTTAAACCAAGTTGCGATGCGGGGGTCTGCGAATGTGTATGTGATCTCGCCGTCCTGAACATAGGGGAGGGGTAGGGGTACGTTGCTGAACAGATTGGCATTGGTGATCATCAACGTCGTGCACGCCTGAGCAAAATGCCCTTCGCGGCGTCGATCGGCTAACCATTGGCGGATGGGTTTGGGTGGCAGTGGAAAAAGTTTAGCGGCTAAACATTCCGTTCCGGTTTGGCGGCTGAATGGACCGCTATGCAGCGTGACAAAACTCCGACCGCTTAGGGCAACGCGGAAAATTTCTGCGTCTGGTCGTTCATGCTTTCTCAATGGCGGCTTTAACGATACCTCTTCTTGAGGCGGTAAGGATGTGCGGGGCATGCCTTACTTACCAAAAGGGGACGTTGAAGATGAAGAGCATTGCAGTTGGTTTGGCACTCTTGACGCTGGCGGCGCCTGTTTCCGCTCAGACCAATATACTCGACAAGGCCAACAACTTTTTGGGTCGTCTGACTGGGACGCCTACCGCGCAGAGGCAGGCTGCTCCGGCGTTTAATTCGAGTGCAGCAATGAACCGGCAGACGCCGTCTCAGCTTGCAGCGCAGCAAACAGCGCTTGCCACACCTGCTCAAGCCCAGATTGCGGCGGATCGCGCGGAAGCCAAAGTCCTTATTGACCGCCTAGTGTCGACCAGCGCCTGCGCAATCAACGATACGGCTTGGCACTCCATCAATCGTTATAGCGAAGACCCAAGAACGTACGAAACGTACAACAAGGGTCACTCAGCCGTAGCACACACGAAATTTCATTCCAAAAGCAATTGCCTGGACGTTCTGCGGGTGACCAAGTGGGCGAAGCCCGCAAAGAACGCACTCACGTTTCAGGTACAGCTAGTTTCCGCCCAAAGCGATGAGGCGGTGTCACAGAGCTTCGTTATCGTAAAAGACGATTCAAACCAGTGGCTCGTACGAACGATCGAATACGCAACAACTTAAAGGGGAGGTGAGGGGCTGGAATCTTACCAGCCTCTCCGAATGCGCTTTACGTCCTCGCGTGTTTTGTCTTGGTGGCAGGGTTTGCAAAGACTCTGCGTGTTTTCCCAAGTATCTTCACCACCGAGCGCCTTGGGTTTGATGTGATCGACCTCAACGGCAGGCGTTACTAAGCCGCGTTCCGTGCAGTGACGGCAAAGGGGTTCAGCGTTCATCCGTCGATCGCGTAGCTTTCGCCATTGCCCGCCATATCCACCGACGAGGCTTACCTTCGCGGGCTGCGCTGCTGGCGCGATATTAAAGCGAGGCGTTCTCCGGGGCACGCATTTACTTATTCAACGTACGATGTTGTGATGATCTCGATCCCACGCTTCCACGCGGGAGAGAAAGCTATCGCAGAGCCCGTCGTCATAGCTGCTCAACAGATGCTCTGCCATCGTCGTCAGCATCGCCAGTTCTGCATCGCGTGAGGGAAGGGGCAGGGCATCGCGCAGTTGAAGGCTAACCCTCGAAAGCTGTTTTGCGGTCTTTGCCGCCGTGGGAAACCTTATGATCTGCGCCGTCATAGTGGCTAACCCCTTTTGTGCATCGTGCTCTATGATTTGTAACCATCCGCTGATCCCGCCTAATGGTATCTACGGGAGATGTCCGCCCGAGAGAGCAAGAGTAAAGATACCAGTCTGGAGTGAACTCTTTGCTCGCCCTGAATAATCCACGGCAGCATATGATCGATACAGGGCGCAACGAAGCGCGCTGCTAGATCGGAGTCTACAAAATGGGTTTTGACCTCAAGCTTCTCAAGCCAGCAACCAAGGGTGAAGTAGCTGCAACCGGTGGCAACACGTCACGCGATGAAGTGCTGGCGCTGATCGAGACACAGTTGGCGCTGTTTGCGTACCCCAAGGCCAACGGCCAGCGGCTGTACGAGATCACCGATGATACGGTGACGTTCACGCTCCGCTACGGGGGCAAGGCGCTCACGCTGCTACCCAACGAAACCAAGGTCAGCGTTCCCAAGGACGCGTTCGTAGGCGCGCTGGAGCACTACAAGACAGAAGTCGGCAAGGGTGCGTTCGACCCGCAGCTTGAGAAGAATGGCGCAGCAAGTGCCTCACGAAAGGCAAGCGCGAAGGCAACGCGCGATGCCAAAAAGGCAGGTGCGCTCGCCAAATAATTGCTATCACTAAAGCAATCAGAGGCCCTGACGCTACGCGTCGGGGTTTCTTTGTCTGCGGCTAATTTCGCATTTCGTTGCCCAGATCGCGGCAAGATCTAAATGTGCCCTACGGTCAAACGATGACCTCTCCAGCTTCGCAAGCTGTAGTTCGCATTCCGCCTTAGCACTGTACGCTGTCGAACACACTGAGGCGGTCTGCATCACGTCACTCCCTGTTGGTTAGGTCAAGTATTGCTAACCAGGCCTGGTTAATGAGGTGTAAACCAAGGGTGGGAATGAGGCTAATTGTAAGCAATATGAGGTAAGCCGGGGGTTCAAATGCCCCCCGGCTGCCGTTCTTGCGCATTTGCCCATCCGGTCAGTGACGGAGCATTCAGGATGAGCGCCTTAGGCCTTAATACGTCCATTCTGACGGGCTTCCACGGCCCACAGGCTAAGCGGCTTCTCGGTTGACCAGTGTAGGTCCTGCTCAATTCGCAGTCCGCCC